GTAATTCACCTGTTACAGAGTGTTCAATGATTACTCTGTGTAACTTTGGAAAGCGTTTGCTCATGTTCATTCCTCCTTCATGGGCCACAAGGGTTCTTCTGTAATAATAGATTTGAAATTAGGGTCGAACCCTTGAGAGATGGTCAATAACTGTTCAAGTTTATAATTCTCATTTAATATATCCTTGATGTATTCCTCTAAGTCTTCAATAACACCCAAAAGGTATTCATCACCCCAACCGTTAGTTTGAATGACCCATTCAATCCAATTGAATACATTATCAAAGTCCTCCATTTCTTTGTCGGTAAATTGTTCTCTCTTTTCATCCCAATAGTCGGGGTTATCACTACAATAACAGTTTAGAGTTTTGCACTTAACACAGTCTGTTTTGATTCCGAAAGTAATACTCATTCTTTTCATCTCCTTTTTCTTATTAATAATGCCCGTTGTAGAAAATTCTGATAATTATCCACGATTACAATATTATTTTCCGATTTACTTTCAAGATAGGGGCGCAATTAACATAGGATATTATCAAAGCCTACTATCATATGGTTGTTGGCTTTGTGGAACCCCAAAAAATAATTTTTGGAGCCTTGTAAGAAATTAAACGGTATCAGCCCTCAACCTCCGTATTATCTGAGGTTTCGGCAGGGAAATTATAGGAAATGTCTTTCATATCACCATTCCATACCTTTGCAACTAGCCTATCAAGCATGTGTGACTCACACAAGTTGATTATGTTATCTGCCAATGCTTCAGCCGACTCGTGCGGCCTTGAATATTCATCACCATTTTCATTCTTGGCTTTCGTTCCACGCTTAGGATACATTCTACCTAATTGTGTGTCTTCCAAGACCTTGATTAATTTGGGTCTGATAGTTTTCTGAACTGCTGAATCCCATCCTGCTTGAACAGCACTTGGGAATACCGGAGAACTTCCGGTTAGTTCGGTTCGATTCGGTATCAACTTGTAATTCGCATTTAGCGAAACCCAAATTGCTGCCTTTTCTTCATCTGTTTTTGCTTCTCTGATACCTTTAATCATCGCTAAACATGCACTTTGAGCGAATCCGGTAGGATTTTCACTTACACATGTCTCAATGATAGATACTTTTCTCATCATTCTTTCTATGTTCATTTTAGTTCAACTCCGTTAGTGTTGATACTGTCTAATTTCTTACAAGACAAACATAATATGTCACTCTACCAATAAGGTATTGACACAAAGCCATCACTACCATATGGTTGGCTTTGTAACCTTAAAAAAATAAAAAAGAAATCGGGAACAGAGGAAATTTCGTTGAATCTACTCCGGTTAGTTGATTTTTCTCTCTAAGAAAGATTCTTTATCGGGTGTATCTAGAATATGCCTCGATACGTCTTTCTGATTTCTAATTTGCTAATCCGAAGGAACTACTATTCCGTGTTCCGTCATTCCTTTCTATTCTAACTAGTATGGGGATAGTTGGGAAAATGAGCGAGGGGAAGGCCCGTAGATAGGTAAGCCTTATTACTCCTTTTTCTATTTTGAAACCCTCTGTGAATTTAGTGGGTAGCGGATTTTATAGAGAAATTGTATATGATACAAAATCGTAATTTTGGCTGTTATGACCGACAATGCTATGCAATCCAAGCGGGATTAAACTTATCCGCTACCCTTAAATGTAAGGCGAGAGAAAATCTTTATCTGCAATACCATGAACAAACCTATCGAACAGTAGAAGATAGGTAACTGACGTATTACAGGATGCAACGATTTCGGTAGGTGCGCTGCCTACACGCCATTCAGATTTTTTTATTTGCTCAAAACTCTCATGTGTGAAGTGGTTATACTTCGGGTGTTTCTTCTTCAAGAAAGTCCCATATATCTCTATATGGGCTATCTTTACTACTCAAGTAAGTATCATCTCGATTCCCCCTAATAATTAACCACTACTAGCGGAAATCGCCATTATAATTACTTCATATCCACTAGATGAACGTATTATGTCTGTGTGCTAATATTATGAGGTCACAAAGCATACCATATGGTTGCACTTTGTTATATGACCCCGAAGGGTTCATCTTTCCACCTCCTGTAAGATATGAGAGAATAGTTTACTAGAGCCGTCTATATGTTCATACCATCCGGTTTTTACTTCTCTCCAAAATTGAACCAATATCTTACCGTCATATTCTGAGACATCAATTTTCAATCCTTGAAAATATATGGTTGTTTCTTTACTCATTTTTTAAACCCCCCAATAACTCTTTGCCTTCTTTACCATATTTTTTACTTCATTTATTCCGTGAAACGCCCCTTCTTTGAACGCTGTCTCGCATACCATAGTTAAGCATTCAAGTAGTTCTTCGTTGGTTATGTTTGGTATCATTTCAATTAAATCTCTATTATACGCTATTAATTTGTCTCTTACCTCTTTCGGCATGGTTGTTTCTTTACTCATTCAATCACCTATCCTTATCCAATCGCCATTCCAAGCCTCGCCATTCAAATACCATACAAAGTCCTTTTGCTGAATGTGAACCCCTGTTAAACCGTTTAGTCTTTCCTTAGTTGTATTTGATTTATATCCACCGTCTGAAATGTATATTCCTCTTGGAGAACTGTATGCTATTAAATTACCATGTAAATACATTTCAGCCTCTAAATCGCTTATTCTTCTTACTTCTGTGTTGCTTTTTTTGAATGTTCCGTAAATGCTTTCAAATGCTCTACACGCCTCTTGAGTTATTTTTTTCATAACCGTATTTATATTTTAAAATAAAATAGGGTAATATCAAAGTCTATTACCATATGGTTGGCTTTGTAATGACCTCAAAAGTAAGAGCCACCGCCCCCCAACTGTGGCGAGGGGGGAGGGGCAAAATTCAACGCTTGGGGCAAGCGAGGATTCAAACTTGTTTCTTTTTCCCGTAGTGTGGCTTTATTCTGATTCCCTTATCATTGGGATGATTTAACGCATGACGCTTTCGCCTTACACTAAGAGGGATTTTTTCAATAAGCATCCTTTGAGCAGGTCTGTCATGTTTTTTTCCGGCCATAATTACCACTGTTCTAAAACTAACCGGCCTACCTAATTTAAACCCGTTTTGTGGGTCAATTAAAATATCTCCTTCTTTTGGCTTGTATATTCTGAATCCCATATCAAGCAGGGTTTCTTCTTTTATTCTTCTTCCTCTTTGTTTTCTCATTTTTATTCCTCCTCATCAATATTTATGTTGTGATATTCGTGCAGTTCTTGAACGAATCTACCATATAATTGATTATAGATAGTTCTCTGCATTATTTTCCATATTTCTAAACCGACATGCTCAAAGCGTATTTTATAATTAAATTGGTCGAATTGTTTTATTATGTCTGAATGATAGATGGGTGTTATACCATCTACCCATTCATGAATATAGTCTTCATTCTTTCCGTTTTCGTCATAGTATTCCATTACATAGTCCTGCAATTCCTCTTTAGTTAAACTCATACCCTTTTTTATATTCTAGAATAATATCTGAGGTTCACAAAGCCCAACCATATGGCTTTGTATCAAAAATTTATTTTTTTTAAAACTCTTTTAATAAATTGGTTTCCCTACTTTTGCCACTCTATTTCTTCAACAATACTAAATACTATGCTATTTTAGCCTCCAAACAAGCAAAATTATAATTTAGCCGAGGAGAGAATGAGAGACTACTTTCGCCATACCGCAATACCGTAGGTGCAAAACTAATTATTTAGAAAGTAAAAATATTAAATTATTTTTAAAAAATCTTATTCTGGGAACGGAAAAATAAAAAAATAAAAAAAAGCGCAAGTGCCAAACAAATTACGGGAAAAAATTGGAGAAATTAATATTATAGATTAGGTAAAAAAAATCCGCCACAAATTTTTTGGAGAAATTAATATGACATGGAAAGATACACTAAGAAAAGCACCTTTTGATACAGGTCAAATGAGAAGGGATTCACTAAAAAATATGAAAGAAAAAAACCAAAGGCGTTTGGAAGATTTTCCAAATACCTTAGAAATATATGTGGATGAGGTATTGGAAGAAGCAATAAGAACCAATCCTAAATCTGATACGGTTGAAATTAAAATAAGTGTGGGTCTAAGAAGTGCGCTAAATGATTTAGTTGAAAACGGTATTAAGATTTCCAAGTTAGAACAAATAATGGAAGATGAATATAATGTTGATGATGTAAGAATTACTCTTACAGATAGTAAAGCACGAATAACTTTTAGAGGAATTGGGATGCGTGATTAATATGACATGGGAAGATATAATAACTAAACAAAGCAGACCTAGAGAGGCACTTAAACAGGTATTAAGCGGAGTTGAGATAACTACTCTTGATGAATTGATAGGTAAATTAAGTGAAGATAACGCAAAAGAAGTTAGAAGAATGATAGATTGGTATGTGAAGGAATATAGTCAAAAAAACCCAAAGAATGAAAGGTGATTAATATGACATGGAAAGACGAGATTAGGAAGAATGAGCGATTTCTTACCGATATGAGAACTTACAAGCAAATGGGAATAATAGACCATTTCAAATCAATTGAAAGAATTAAGACTCTTGTAAAAGAAGGTGCTGGCGAATCAGATATTATAGAGGCATTGAGCAATTTGCAAAAGTATCTTGCCAAGCAAAATGATTCGATTATTGATAAAATTCAATATGCTTATGAAGCAGGTATGAGGAATGCTTGAAAAAAAATTACGGGAAAATTTTGGTGAGAAAAATGTGGAAAAGATTGCTAAAGAATCAAGTGCTAAAAGGCACAATCCAAAACTATACTTTTGAAAGGAAAATAAGGAGAATGGATAAAGGAAATAATACTATGGTTACTTATGATTATGAAGATAGAGGCAAAGATTCCGATATTGAACTTGATTGGAATACTGTAATTGTTGAATGGAGTATGAGTGTAGAAGAATATGATGATGGTTTAGAACTGAATGCTCCTCAAGTCCGAAAGGTGATTGTTGGTATTGACTTTATTGAAGATATAGGAGAAGAAGTTGAAACTTTAGCAGAAAATCTAGAATTAGAGACTACCGAAAATATCACGGTTGAAGAATTGGATAGAGTGGTCATGGGTTCCGTTATTATGCCGGAGGCCGATATTGAGATAGGGCAGAAGGATGGCAAATTTTACATCAAGAGTGTAAATATTAGTTGGTGAGATTAATCATTACAAGGAAGTGAAATTATGAGTTGGAAAGAAATACTAAAAAACGATATGAAAAGAGTTAGAGATAAAGACAGAAGGCGTAATCCCGAAGAAAGGGATATGGTTGATATTGAACCTAAACCTAAAGAGGAACTACCTCCACCTTCTAAGAAACCATTTAATCCATTTGGCTCCGATGCAGGTAAGAGGGCAAGGGATAGTAAGAAACGTAGAGCAGAAAGAGAAAAAAGAGAAGCATTTGATTCTATGATGGATACTAAGCCAAGTAGTAGAGAATCAGATTTATTAGAAAGAGCAAGGAAATTAAAAGAACAAAGGGCGAAGGAAGGAGAGAAATTATCTGATGAAGATGACGAATTGCTTACTAGGGAACAAAGAATAGCAAGAATAAAAGCCCTAAAAAGAGGTCATGTAAAATCTCCAAGAATGGGAGTCGAAGGTGGCACAAAGGGAAGGGGCAGTAAAAGATACGGCAAAGGCTCAGAAGGATTTAGGGGTCAATGATATGACAAGGTGCAAACTACTAGATTCGTGGTTAGATGTTAAGTCTAAAGAATTAGACAAGGCAGAAAAGAAAGCAGGTAAAGATTTGCTTACAGGTGAGAAAAAATGACTTGGCAAGATATATTGAAATCAAGAAATTTAAGTATGTTGCTTTATGATTTTTTGAATTACATGGTTGATAAAGAAGAATTAGTAAATAGATTAGTTGGCGCACCTTTTAGAGATAAAGACCAAGTTGAAGAATGGTTTGAAGGAAACTTTGATAATTTAGATAGGGGCTTTTTAGGTAAATTACGAATGTATTTAGATTCCCCATATGATGATTCGGATTTTAGTCCTATTGAAATCTACACTAAAATAAATCCTAATGCTTCTGATGAAGAAGCGGCTAACTTCTTCAAAGAAGTCTATAATACAGGCAAGGTGGATAAGGGTTCTGAAAAAATTATATTTGAAATACTTGATAAAATTTCTAAATCAATTACCAAAGAAAGTATAGATATTTTTACAGGAAGAAACTATCTAGGATATTAATTACAGGTGAGAAGAAATGACTTGGCAAGATATATTGAAAAATACAAATTTCGATTTATATGAAATCAGAAGCAGGTTTGGTAAAGAAACCGCAGAAGAAGTGGAAAGAATGATTTATCTTAGAGATAATGAAGATATATTGTTTGAATTGATTGATGACATAGAAAGAAATAAAATTAATTTTGGTCTTAAAGCCGCCACTAAAAATGCAGTAAACAATCTTAATCCATCAAGTAAATATGATGGTGATATTTTCTTTTATAACTTAGATTTAGACAAAAGAGAAAAATATGAAAGATTCAAGAAAAACCCGTCTGTTATTATTGATGATGAACTAAACGCTATGTTGTCAGGATTTGCAGGAGACCTTTAGGTGAAAAGAAATGACTTGGCAAACAGTTTTGAAGGTTTTGACTCCTAGAATGTTTTTAGAAAATATTCGTAGTGTTATCGGTGGAGAAATTAGCGGTTCAAGTAGCAGGGCAGGAGATAGGTTTTTTTTAGATTCTAATAAAGGTAAAATTACCCTCAGTAGAAAAGGCTCATCACCCTACAATATTAGGCATTCTGATTTCAACATAAACACACATGACTTACAAAAAGTTCTAGATAGTGTTTTATCTAAATTAATTGGAGAAACTGAAAAGGTTGCAGGTGCGGTTACTACGGGAAGTCCGGCTCATTCCCATTTATTCCGCCCTACATTCGGAGGTGGAAAACGTGCCAAAGATGAAGAAGAAGACTAAGACTAAAAATGGCAACACTGCTAAACAGGAGTTGAAATCTACTAATTTTTTCAAACAGTTTCAAGAGTGGAAAGAATTAGAAGGAGTGGGATTTCTTCTAAGACATGGAATACAATCCTCAAATACTGACAAAAGAAGAAAAACCATGCCTTCTATATCGGGTTCTCCTAGAGGACATAGAGACCATCTGCCTAGACTTTTTGAAATTATGGACTTTGATGATTTCATAGGTGAAAAGGAAAAGGACTACATTAGGGCATATTTGAAATTCATTGATGCGGCTAAAGGAACAAAGGCAGACCCCGCTATGATTCCCTATACAGATAAAATCTACAACAGAGCAGGAAAGTTTGTAGGAACTAGGAAAGTCTACGGCCATTGGAAAACTGCAAACTTTGTAAAATATAGTAAAAAATACAAGGGGAGTTCTCCTGTTCCCGCTTCTTGGTATAGTTATGACGAAAGCAAACCGGCTACACCTCCCCCTCATCAAGCAATATACTCCAAGTCTAGCCCAAAGGGATTGAAAAGTATTCTAGAGGATGCTTTAAAGGAATTAGAAGATGGTGCTAATGTTAATTTTGAAATAACTAGGGTTTCTAATCCTAAAGAATTGTATAATTTATCTGAAGTGAGGGAATTTTTAGAAAGCCAATTGACTCCATCTTTTGTTAAAGAGGGCTTGATAAATGCGAAGGCTATCGCTTCTAATTTAGCAGGACAAAAATTTGATGTGTCCGGAGAAACTGAAGAAGCATTAGTTAGAAGATTGAGTGGTTTTTCTGAGGATGAAATTGCAGGAGATGTAGATTTCTTTACTGTTAAGGTTTCTCCCGCTACTGTTGAAAGGGCATATCTAGCCTCTAATAAAAAGAAGGTTGGTGGGTTTTTCCTGCATGGAAGGGTTCTAGACAAAAGACCTAGAAAAGATGGAGAGCCGGTTGCTAAGTCTTGGTTAGAACTTTTAAAAGATTTTTAGGTGAATAATATGAGTTGGAAAGATTCTATAAAAAAAGGAGTTGGAGATAGAGAGGAGGCTGCTGGACTTCTCTCTCAAGTTATAGAAGATATTAGAGATGGAAAAGAAATACTAATACTTGCTAGACTTAAACAGATTTTAGATTACTTGGAGGGTGAGTAAATGACAGTAACTCGCAAGCGTTGTAAGTTTTGCCAACATGAAAGGCGAAGTGAACTTGAAGAAGAACTATCTTCGATGAAAATTTCTTGTGATGACTTGGATAAGAGAGAAGGTTGGAGAAGCGGAACTGCTGCCCAACATCAAAGAAATCACATGGGAGATTATGAAAATAGTAGCAATCCTAAGTGTAAGTTTTGCACAGACCCATTAAGAAGCCACTACGAAAAAGCATTGAGTTCGGGAGAAGTCACTACTGAAGGAATAGCAGAAACTTTACAAATTTCTAAGGAACAGGTGCAACGCCATATGAAGCACCATTTGGCTCCCCTAGTGCAAAAATCTGCGGCTAGTATTATTGCTAAAAAAGAAATTAATGAAATTGATATGTTAAGTGTAAATGTTCAGAAGTTAGATTCAAAGGTAAATGAATTGTTTAATCAAGACGATTTGAGCCATAAAGAAATTGATGCGTTAGTAAAACTAGCAAGAGAAGTCCGTGAGAGTTTGAAATATATTATGGAGTTCAAGGGTAAGTTGGTTCACAGAAGACAGGATACAATCATAGTCCATCAAATGCAAATTGTTCAGAAGGTCTTGGCACAAAACCATCCCGAAGTTTGGCTTGATGTAAAGAAGCAAATGCAGGAGGAATTACAATGAGTTGGGAAAACTTACTGAAAAGGTGGGCGTATGGTGCCGATAATATTGTCGAATATTTACAATCCGTTAGGCGGCAAATAGATTTAGTTTTAGATTCTGATAGGGGATTTAATCAAAAAATAAAGGAAATGAAAGAAGAAATCAAAGCCATGACTAAGGAACGATTTGATAGAATGAAAAATAATAAGAAAACAAGTGTGCAATATAGACTTGCGAAGGAATATTTTGAAGAAGGTAGTATGTTGTATGAAAGACTTGTAAATAAATTCGGCCACTATGCGGCAAGGAGGGCTAGAATCCCCAATGAGATAATTAGAGAGATGGCTCGACATGAACATGACATGGAAATATTAAGTTTATTTGGTTTAGAAGAACCAAAAAAATATACTGTTGATATGATGGAAGATTGGTATATGTCGGGACATTATGATGAATATGAGGACGCATAAGGAGGAATTACAATGAATTGGGAAGGAATAATTAAATCAACAATGCCTAAAAGATTTAATGAAATTACAGATGCACGTGGCATGTTAAAACTGATGGTAGAAGAAAACCCAAGATATAAGGGGGATTACCTGCTTGAAAAAATCCTAAAATATTTAGAAGATTATTTAGATAGAACGGAGAAATTGCAATGAGTTGGTCTAATTTGTTAAAAAGAATCCGTAGAGAGCAAAGAAAACGCTTTCAAGTCACCGATTATGACTCAGAATTAAACAAGAAAATAGGAGAAATGAGTAAAAAAATGAAAGAAATAGAGTCTGAACTATTTTCTCTAAGCGAAAAAAAGAAAAACGCCACAACTTTTCAAGAAAGTCAAGAAATTTCTAAAAAAATAGAAGAAACTGCCAAAAAATTGAAAGAAATTAGGAAAAAAATGGGTAAAATAGAGGCGACTAGAATAATTAGGCGTAGAGGAAGTAGAGATTTTAGGTGATTTGAGTGTGGAATCTGCTTTTGAAAAGAACTACTCCTCTTGATATTCTAAGAGGAGGGTTAAGTCCATATTTAGATGATGCAGATTGGGAAAGAAGGCTGGAAGAAATTGATAATTATCGTGATTCTGAGAGTCGTAGCCAAAAAAAGAGAGATTTCAACAAATTGATTGAAGAACTTGGCAAATATTCAAAGAATAAAGACGGATTTATTAGAGAATTTAAGGAAAATTTTAGAGAAGGCATGGATATTTCTATATTTAGGGCAAAAATGGACTTAGCCTTGCAAAGATATGGAACAAAAAAGCGTCAGACCTCTGTTTCTCCTAGAGCAAAACTACTTTCTCTTGCTAGAGAAATAGAGGAGTCTATGGATAGTTCTAAAATGAATGAATTTATGTCTTTAGCGGAAAAACATCCAAAAATAATAATAGAAAGTGAAACTTTAAGGCAATTAAAAAAGCAATTGGAAAAATTATCCAAAGGAAGCATGCTTTATTTTAAAACAGAGACTCCACCTGCCGAAGTTTTAGACGCTTTTCTTAAATTAATGGGTGGCGAAGTAATAAATTACGGAAAAACAGATAGTGGAGAAACAATACAAACTATACTCTATCCTAATCTTTCTGTTGGCGAATGGATGAAAAGATGGAATGCTTCATTTGAAGAATTAAAACAAAATATAAGTCAAAATCCCGAAAGAGTCAAAACATTAAAGCCACTTTTAGAGGAAATAAAAGACAGTCGCCCGATTATACTTCAGGCAGGAATAAAAGAAGATGTTCCGCTAGATTCTGTTAAATTTTATTCTGTGGAAGGCTTTACCGACCAATCAATGAGAGAATTTCTTGAAATTATAAACAAAACTGGTGGAGGCGTTGATAAATTTATTCCTTCCGGAGTTTCTTTAGAGTTAGAAGGGATTAATGTTAAAGGCTCTAGTATAAAAGAATTAATTTCTCCGTCTAAACAAGGAGGAACTATTAGAACTAATCCGTATTTGTCTCTACTATTAGAAGCGATAGGGGAAAGTGATTGGTTTTCTACGTTATTGAGCAGAACTAAACAATCTAAAATAATAAACAAGGGTAGGTTAATTGCGCTAATAAATATGGATGCCGAAAGAACTTTTAACGAAAGTCTAAGCACTAGTCCTATCTTTGGATTAGAAGTCAATGAGGATGAAGCACCGGAAGAATTAGATAAATACAAGCGATGGTTTCGTAGTCAGATAGACATTGCCTCTACTAGTAATTTACTACAAGAAGAAATAACTCCTACTATATCTTCTAAAGTCAAAACTATATTAGATGATGCCATAGAAAAATTTGGTCTTGAAAGGTTCTTAGTTAGGCCAAATTTGCATAAAGTAAGCAGTATTGATTTTGAACCCGTAACAATAAAAGGAATATCTAGATTTAAATTAGTTGATGGAGAAAAAGAATTGACTTCTAAACAAATAGAAGCCTTATCAAACAAAATTACGCAGGAACTTCAAAAGGAAGTTAGTTCAGCGCAAAGAGATACTTCAGAAGAACTTCCGACAGGCTTCATAGCCTCTCTTGCTTCCGATAGTGCGCTTTTACAGTCTATTAAATCAGAAACAGCCGTCAATAGACTATTAGCAGCAGGTTCATTTCAACAACTAATGAGTTCTTATCCTTTGATTAAAACTAGTAAAAAATCGGCAAAGATAACTACTCTTTCTGCTTTATCTCCGGAGAATCTGATTATATTCTTTGTTAAGTTAGATGATTTGACAGGCTTCTCAACACAATCTAATTCTGTTCTAGAGTATTATGAAAGAATAGATGCGTCTAAAGATTTTAAAGAGAGAAAAAGGATAATCTCACAATTAGAAAAATCTATTGAAGAAAAAATAATATCTTTTAGAAATGCTTTGCAAGTATTTTTTGAAGAAAATTTGAGGAAGTTGATTTCACAAAGAAGACTTCCGAAGAAGTTATTAGATAAACTCATTGACAAGGGAATAGTTACGGAGGTTAGTGTATGAATTTGGAACAGTTAGCCCAAGAACTTTCTTCTCTTGGTAGGAAAGAAAAAGAAGAAAGAAAGGAAGAAATTTATGAAGAAATGCAGCAAGTCTTTGGAGATGAAGCAGATGCAAAGTTTGATGAGTTAGAGTCTTTAGAAACAGGCAAATACAATTACACTGAAAGGTTCCAAGACGCACTAAAAGGTATTAAGATAAAAACTAAAGGTAATCAAGCAATAACTTTAAATCAAGCCATTAAATCTAAACTGCCTAAAACTATACGTATTTCTTCTAGCACTAATAACCCCGATGTGGATATACCCTTACTAGAAAAAAAATTAGAAGAAGTGTTAAAGGGAACTAAAGCAACTATAAGTGAGGGGATGCAACCATCTAGAAATCTAATAATTTCTAATATTGAAGTATTGTTGAAGGCGATTGATGACCTCAAAGCATACGCAATAACAGGAAGAAGGAGAGCAAAAGGAATAAAAATTGACAGTTTCTTAGGGGGTCTTCCTCTTGGGCCTGTGGAAAATAGAGATGTAGTGTATAAGTTTTGGGAAGATGTTTCTAAAAAATATGACGATGTAGAAAAGACACTAAAAGGAGTATTGGATTCTTTACAGAAATCAGTTTCTAAATATAATATAACGGTATTCGGAGAAAGCCTATTTCCAAATATGCCACAATTCAGAAAAAAATTAAAATCACTACAAAAATTTGAAAATGTAGATTTGAGTTACGTTAGAGAATTTCAACCAATTAGCATACAAGTAGAAGAACCATTAGGACAGGCATTAGGGTATATTGGAACTTTAGAAGTTATTTACAACTTACACAAAGAAATGTTAGAGCAAGAAAAAAGAGAAACGGGAGAAATTGCAGGAGATGTAAATTCTCAAATGCAGATGGAATTAAGAACTAAATCTAAAAATAATTATGGCGACCAATTTTCTATGATAGACCCTACATTAACTAATTCTTCGGAAGATGACGAACTACTAAATCAAATAAGAAGTCTATCTGAAGATTTAGACCCTTTGCTTGTTTATTATTTCAATTCTCCAAAATCAAATCTTTCTAAGAACATAATTGTATTGACTAGAGAGGGCAAAGAAGAAATCAAACAATATATTGAAGAAGCAGCAGAAAATATGTATCCTCAATATTCTGACTTAGAGATAATCATATCACCTAAAATAAAGAAAGACATTGAAACCTTTTCCAATACTCTAATTTCTGAAAGAGGAAAATTTTTCTTACCTTATACGCTAAAAGAATTATTAGCGGGTGCTGAAGTCGAAGGAGAAAATAACATTGGGGATATTTTAGAATTTTTAAATGTCATAGGAGATATTCTTTTTGAAATACCTCCAAGAATACCTATAAAATCTGTAAGAGGTAAAATGGGTGTAGAGGAAGATTTGGGACTACCTCAGACCGCTACTATGGTAGCGGGATACAAGGGAACCCCTGTTAAGTCAGAAGACATTAAAGAATTTAGAGAAGAACTTACAAAATTAGTTAAGGCGATTGATGATTATTATATATCTCCTAGTTATAGTGGAAAATTACCAATAGCAGAAATAGACTTTACTAAAAAGAGCGGTGCAATAAAAATTACTGCTGGCGCAGTTAATTTAGGGGTTCAAAGCCTAGACGGAACAGCGTATAAAACCATAATAAATAATAGATTTAATGTAAAAAAGAAAGACATTGATGATGTAAAGGATTTTTTGCAAACCGTTATTTCCGGAACAGGAGAGTTAGATGAAAAATTGACTCAGAAAGGAGAGGATGCCTCTACTGCTTTGACAAACATATTTGGATTAAAAGGAACTCCATTTGAAGAAGTTAATGATAATCATATGTCTGCTATAATTAATGCTCTATACTCCGAAATGGGAGAGGATTTAGGAGAGAGAAAATTTAGAGGAAAACTGATTTCTAACAGGGCAGACCGTTATGAGAACTCTTATGATAAAGGAGAGCCGCAACCATTATTTGTTTTACCGGCATTTTTAATGAGACATAAAGGGTTGATAGAAAGAAGCGGAATGAAAAATTCTGTTGGTGAATTAAAAGATTTGCTTCGTAGGGCAGAATCCTTGCCTGTAATTTTGAAATCTTTACTAAAAGCCCACGATATTGTTAGAGAACTAAAGGGGTTGAGACCTGTATATGGGTTTAGACCATTGACCTTGAACCACTCCGAAGAAGTCATAACAAAAATGTATGGAGAATTTGGCGTAGATTTATCCTATTCTGAAATAGATAAAATAGTGACAGAAGTAGATTCTTTCTCTAGTATAGCCAAGTCTTTAGGAATATCAGAAGAAATTGTATATCAAGTAAAAGCGCAGTTTAGGTGAAAATATGTGGCAAGAAATTTTGAAAAAGAAAAAGAAAAAGAAGAAGTATAAAGCCCCTGCCGGAGTTTATACTAAACCGAAACTAAGAGAAAGAATACATGCTACTTTGCTTAATCAAAATACTCATGGAACAGCAAAGGGGAAGTGGTCTGGTCGTAAGTCGCAGGAATTGAATAGAAGGTATCAAGAGGCAGGTGGCGGTTTTGTCAATTAAGTGGGTTTCTATTTTAAAGAGAAAAAAATTAACTGATGCTCAAAAGGACATGGTTGAATGGAGTAAAGAAGATTGGGTTGATATGGCTAATCCCAAAGGAAAGAAAAAGAAAGGAACTTACAAAAGAGGAAGATATGCTCCTAAAGCAGTAGCCCAAAGTCTTACTCCACAACAAAGAGCGGCTGAAAATAGAAAGAAAAGAGAAGGCCGCAAAAAAGGAAAACAACATGTTCCTAGAACAAAAGCAGGAAAAAAAGTTTATCGCAGAGTGGAAGGTAGATGAATTGGAAAGAAATCCTAAAGAAAGATATGTCCTATTGTGTTTGTAGTGGGCCAAATAAAACTAAGGGATTTACTTGTAAAGCACACTGTCGTAGTAAAGAAATGAAAAAGGCTGACCCGAAAAAAGGAACGGGTAAAAAGCCAAAAGGTTCTACAAGAAGACTATATACAGATGAAAACCCAAAAGATACTGTTCCTGTAAAATTTAAAACAAGAAAAGATGTTCAAGAAACATTTAGCAGTAGTGCGTTTAAATCTAAATCCCATAAAAGGCAATCACAAATAATTAACTTAGTTGAGCAAAGATTACGAGCCGCAGTAAAAAATGCTAAAGACCCTAAAACAAAAAAAAGGTTAAAAGCGGCACATACTTACGCCAAACAAAGAAAGGAAGCGAGTAAGCAAAAAACAAAGAGGATGAGAACATGAAATGGAAAACAGTTTTGAAAATGCACTGCGGAACTAACAGAGAAAAAATTGATACCGAGCGAGAAGAATTTGAAAAATTAACAGGAAACCAAAACAGAATTGATGCCAATAAAGACGGTAAAATTAGCGGTGAAGATTTTAGGATGCTCAGAGATAAAGTTAGCAAGAGAGAATTAAAAGATGGAGATACCGTAGTTACTCATGAAGAATGTAAAGAGGCTGAAGAAAAAATTCTAGCCATTAATAAAAAAGAAGGCGGTGCTTGCTCTTTTGAAAAGAATATTCTCAAGGAATTAGGAAAGGAATATGGTGAGAAAAAACTTGAAATGGTAGTCGAAGATATGATAGAAAGGGGAACTATAAAGCGTCACAAGTATGGGGATTTATATACAGATGAGGAAGAAGGAGATGAAGATGAAGATGAAGATGAAGAATAGTAGAGCAAGAGGGGCGTTTACTGCATGACTTGGGACTATTACAATATAGAAAAAAGAGGTAAAAGTTACCATAGAAGGAAATTTATTGAAAGGCACAATTTGCCCATTAAAAGGCTATTGGGCGAATTAGAAGAAAGGTATGAAGATGTTCATTCTGAATTGATTGCATCTTCAACAGGCACAGTAAGAGATTTATATGGTTTTGATAAACAAATGAAAATGGTTAAGGAGTTACAAGATGTTCTTATAGAAATAACAAAAGATATAGAAAAACAAAAAAGCAAACTAAAAACATTACCTGCTGATAAAGTAAAAGGTAAAGGAAAAGGACAAAAGAGGACAAATTAAGGTGATTAAATGTCATGGGAAAATGTCCTAAAAAAAGAAATAGATTTGGTTTTGCCAAGAGGAAAACAGAAGGTTCTCAAGGCAGAAGATAAAGACTATGACAGAGGACTTCTCGTTAAACTTCTAAAGAATGGCGGATATGAAATGGCATATTGGGCTGGTGAACATAAGCCCTATCCTGTTGAAGTATTGGTTGATGGAAAGTCAATAAAGAAAGATGCTAAGAAAGTTACTATGAAATTTCATCCCGAAATGGAGGAGAACAGAGATAAGAAGGATTGATTTTTGTGGATTGGCGTATTATTCTAAAAGATTGGAGAGATAAAGCGAGGGGTGACTTAGATGCACCGGAAAGCACTATCATTTTACAGCAATCTCTATTTTATATGGAAGAAGTCAAAAAGATGCTACAAAAGAAAAATCCTAACATACCCGATATAATTAATTTTTTAGAATATAATATTAAAATATTAAAGGAGGAATTATAGTGAGTTGGAAAAAAATTCTAAAAATAGATGAGATAGATATGGAATCTTCTATCAGTATGGCTACAAAATACTTAGATGAAATAGAAGGGTATGCTTCATACTATTATGGTGCTGGATATTCTCCCGATTTTGACGATGAGGGGGAGGCCGATACTTTTCAAAACCAAATATACAAAGATATTGAAACCATGAATAGATTATTCAAAAACCCTACTAAAGAAAATTTAGAAAAAATAGAAACAATGTCAAATGCCTTAGCCCAAGATATTGAATCTGAACATAACCCACTAGAAGTAATTCCTTCCTTTGATATTCAGTATAGAGAGTGATAGTTATGTCTTGGCAAACTATTCTAAAGAAGAAGCCCAAAAGTGCTAAGTCAAGGGCTAAAGAAAGAGCCAAAAAGAAAGGACTCAAAGGAATAAATAAACCTCAGAGGCTAAAAGATGATTCGGATAAATCTCATCATGTTATGGCCTTTGAAGGAAAAAAGGCCAAGTATATCAAATTCGGACAAAAGGGGGTTAAGACAAATCAAACTGCCGGACAAAGAAAGGCTTTCAAATCTCGCCATGCTAAGAACATCAAGCGTGGAAAAATGTCTGCGGCATATTGGGCTAACAAAGTAAAGTGGAGTCCTAGTAAGACTAAAGAAAAGAAAAATAAAAATTGGCGAAAGGGGAGTTGAATTTGCCTAGATTTTCTTCTTTAAAGCAAGCCTATCACCTTTTTAAAAATAAAAAGGAAGTATTTAGGCAGATAGCAGGAGTATATGGGGTTCCTCCTAATTTTCATCCATATAAAAAAATGAGAGAAAAGGGTGTCTCACATGACGATGCTATTTTAGGAATTAATGACCCAAGATATGCTTTGAAGAAGTGGCAAACAACTCTCAAAAATCAAAAAGGAAGTAGTTAAATGGAAATTAGCGATTTCAATTTAGAACATCAGATGGATTTTGAACTATCTAGAAACTCATTTCCATATTTTTTTCAGCATGTCTGTGGCCCTGCTCTTGGATTAGAAACCTACTATTATCCAAAATATATGGAAGAATGGTTAGAACTAATGCACAGCACTCAAAGAACGGTTTTAATTTGTAGCAGAGACCACGGTAAATCTGTATTTATGCACTGTTGGGTTATTTGGAATTTAATTTTTCAGCCTAAAGGCTATCAAATGGTCTATATTTCTTCTAATCAAAAGCAGACTTTAGTGCATATGCGAGAAATTGACAAATATTTCACTCACCCTATGCTTCAAAGGTTTAAGCCGATAAGGGGATGGTCAGTAGGACATATTAGATTAACTAATGGAAATGAACTATTAGCAAGGTCAGTGGGTTCGCAAATTCGTGGTCTGCACCCAAATGAAATAATTATTGATGACCCGCTAAAAGAGTTTTCAATGTCGGCTATCCAAAAGGTTACAGATTGGTTTTATAGCGATATGATACCGACTTTACATCATTCTGCATCTTTACGGGTTATAGGAACGCCATTTAGTTATACGGATATTTATGCCCAACTTGCAGAAAATGACGTTTATGAAGTCAGAACCTATCCTTGCCTTAACTCCTTAAATGAACCATTGTGGCCCGATAGATGGGATTACAATTCTTTAATGTTAAGAAAAGGAGAGATAGGCACAATAGCATTTACTAGAGAATATCTTTGCGTTCCTATGTCTACTGGAACTTCTCTGTTCAATCCCGAATATCTTGATAATTCTAAATCTAAAGACTATATTTTGAAGCCTCAAAGAAGAAAAGATTTCAGATATTATGTCGGGGTAGACCCTGCAATATCTACTGATGGTGATTACAATGTTATCACTGTTTTAGAAGTAGATGAAAATGATAATAAGACTGTAATATATGTTGATAGGGCAAAAAATGTAGACTTTAGGCAGAACATAGAGAAGGTCAAAATGATAGGTAAAATTTTCAATCCGGAAGTGGTTTTATTTGAAACTAATACTTTTGCCAAATCATTTACTCAAGAACTAAAGACTGTTTCTGATTTGAATGTTCACGATTTCACCACCACTAGAAAAAGAAAGCAAGAGATTATTCTCAATCTACAAATGAATTTTGAAAATGGTAAAATAAGATTGCCTTATGGTAATGAAGAAAGTAGAAGGGTTACATCTACTTTAATAGAGGAATTATCTATGTTTGCCATTACTGAAAGCGGTAGATTTGAAGGAATAGGGGCGCATGACGATATGGTTATGAGTCTCGCTTTGGCTAATGCTGCTACTCATACTTTGAGCGAGAAGTTTATTCATTTAGATGACTTGGGAATCTTTGACGATAAACCAATTGCTCCTAAGCCTTTTGCTGGAAGGGGAATTATGGGACTGAACTTTTGAGGTGATATTATGTCTTGGAAAAACATACTAAAGGATGAGCCATTTGATGACTTTAGATTTAATATGTCTTCTATGCACCAAGAAATGCTTCAAAAAGAAAAGGAAATGGTCATCAAAGATGCTCAGTTTGAAATTGAAAAACTATTAGATTACAAAGATAAGTTATTACAGTATAAGCAAAATGAAAGGTTAGACAAATTTGTTGATGCAGATTTGCCATTAAGACCACTTGATAATGTAATCGCTGCTATCAATAAATGGATTTCTTCTATGGAAGATAATATGGGAATGTGATATTATGGCGGATTGGAAAGATAAACTCAAAAGAACTAAGCCCCCTAAAAAATATGGTATGAAAAGAGGAAAAAAATACGGAACTACTGTTTTTGGAGAAATAAAAGAAAAGGAAACTTCGCATACAAGAGCAAGAGATATGCCTAAGAGTATAATATTTGACTATTTTAGAATATACCAAAGACTACACAATAGAGTTCCTACGCTAAAAGAAATAGTAGAAGAAGAAGGTCGTTCATTAACTTCAGATGAAATAGAAGATTACTACGATGAATACAAAAGAATGGGAGGAAATTAATATGGCAACTCCGGATGAAAAAAGAGAAGCGGCTCAAAGACTAGAACAGGTGGCCGATTTAGAGGAGGAGGCTAAAGATGCTCAGTCGGAAATAGAAGAAACATTGAATGTTACTCTAGATGATTTCATAGGCAAGTTTAGCATCATTGATGAATCAGAAGCCATAACTAAGATTTGTCAAGAATTTAAAATGAATGCTTCTCAAGCAAGAAGGCACTTAGATATGTTCCCAAATAAGTATTTAGTTCAAGAACAATATGTTCCCGATATTATTAAAACGATGCGAAAAACTAGAAGGAAGTTAAAGGGTGAAAGTAGAACTAAAATGAGTAAGGCTATTGATACCTTAATTGATGGATATTCAGACCATTTAGATAAATGTATTAACACTATTTATTGGTTAAGACCGTATAAAGAAACGCTGCAAAAGATGAGATATACTGAAGGAGACCTATTGAAAATTCACGGTATAAAAGATATTGAAGGAAGGAGAGAAGTTATTGATTTACTATGCAAATTTTGGGAAGCGGAGTTAGAACAAAAGGATATGGCATACGGTCAAAGATATTGCCAGTTGCAGAAAACAATGAATAATTCTAAAAGACAATTTAGGAAAAAAATTACAGATTTGTCTAAAATACGAAAAACTATCAAAGAAGAAACTAATGATTTTATTTTGAAGGCAGTTTGTAACCATCAAGGTATAAGTGCTAGAGAGATATTAGATATGATGCCAAGTAATCTCTACAAGCGAAACACTATGAAAGTAATTCCTCAACTAATTAGAAAATTAGATATTACTGATGTAGAAGGCTGCTACTATAAATTAGATGATACCATAAAGAAAAATATCTATGCTTACACTGCGGCTTTCATAGATTCTGATGGATATATTACGGTTGATAGAAACATGAATCCTAGAGTCGGTTTAGTTGCCACCGGAGATAGGGGGAAGGCTTTCATGATTGAGATTCATAAAGCATTGGGAGTAGGAAGACTACATTTAGACCAAAAATCTCCACAAAATACTAGACCTGTTAATCGCCTTAATTTTTATTCTCAAGCAGATGTTACTGAATTATTGACAAAGTGCCTACCGCACTTTAGAATGAAAGGAAAGAATGCTGAATTACTTTTAGAATTAGTAAGAATGAAAAAATCACATAAAAAAGCAGATTGGTATAAGTCTAGATGTGATGAAATTTTTAAACTAATGAAGTATGAAAATCATAAAGACCATGTAGGATACGATTTTGCTAAAGATAATATAGACATTGAAACTGTTGCTAAATTGCACGATAATTGCAAAATGAGTTTAATGGATGAACTAGAAAATGTTGGGGCGATATTAGCATGAGTTATTGCGGAAGGTGTTATTTCTTTGAGAATGAATACCCTTTCGGGTATTGCGAATCTTGTTGGATTAAGGCCGGAAAACCAACACCTATGTCACAAAGCATTGATAAGAGATAGGCGGGTCGTAAAGACAGGGGTGTTGATATGGCAGAGAAAAGAAGGTTCTCCTTGACTAATTTATTTAGGAAGACTACTCCTACTCCAACGGATAGAGAGATATACAATATCGGAATACAAGAGAAAACTCCTGCTCAGATGCTAAATGGGCCATTGATTTACAATATAGTTCAAAATTCTGTGATAACTAGAACCTGTTTGACACAACTAAAACAAGAAGTTTTCAGAAGGGGATATATTTGGGAAAAGGCATATGAGGCTAGATGTGAGGAATGCGGTAAGGAGCATAAGAGGCCGGTTAAGGAATGTATGAGGTGTGGTAGTGAAAAATTACAAGTTCCTAATGTTAAGCAATTAGAATATGCTGAGAAATTTTTAGAAGGATATGTTAATGCTTCTGAACAACTTTTCATTGATGTTCTTAGAGAACTAGAAGATGATTTGAATATTATGGATGATGCCTATATTGTATTCGTAAAGGAGTATTATATTGATGGTAATGGAAAAATTAGGATGCACAGAATAAAAGAAATTTATCGTGGAGACCCTGTAAGTATGCACATATATGCTGATGAAGAAGGTGTAAGAGGGACTAAAGGTTTTACTTGTATTCATCATAGAGATTTTATTTCTAAAGAACCTCATGATTTATGTGAAAGATGTGGGGATGCTCTTTATCCTGTTCATTATGTTAATAGGGCTAAAGGAGATGACCAATATTTCATAAAAGGCGAAGTGTTACATTTTAGTAAATATAGTCCTAGTAGACTTTATGGCCTATCTCCTATAATGACTCTTTACAATCATATTATGACTCTTATCGCTATGGAAAATTATGTCAATGCTTCCTATACTAAGAGCAGAATGCCGAGAGGAATGCTTGCCGTTCAAACTAGAAATATGGAATCAATGATGGCTTTTTGGCGTGGAGTCAAAGAAAGAATGGAGCAAGACCCTCATTATATTCCTGTAATGGGAATAGAAGCCGAAGGAGGAAAGGGTTCTATTGAATGGATTAAATTTATGGATAGTCTAAAAGAAATGGAATATGTTTCCGTCAAAGATGATTTGCGAGATAGAATATCTGCTTTTTATGGAGTTAGTAAGATATTTATGGCAGACAATACTACTAGCGGAGGATTAAATAATGAGGGTATGCAGATACTTGTTACTAATCGTGCAGTGCAAATGGCGCAAAATGTCTACAATGAATATGTATTTCCATTCTTAACTACTCAATTTGGAATTACTGATTGGAAACTCAAATTACCACCATCTGAAGAAGAAGATGAAATTGCAGTTCTTCGTAAGAGAGAAATAGAAGTCAATATTGCTGCATCTACTAAGAATCTAGGATTTGAAATAGAAATGGATGAAGATGGAAACTTTACCTTCACCAAACCGGAAGTAGAAAAAGAGGAACCTGCTGATGAAGAAATGTTACAGCCCGACCCACTTGCAGGGTCTAATTTAGACCAAAGAGATTTAGATGAACAGGCTAGAATATTTGCTCAAGGTGGAGGAAATCAGCAACAAAATTCACCGGCAACTAGAAATAAACCGAGTATGGAGACAGGGCCGGATAAGAGGTTTAGTGGACTTCCTAAAGAAGCAGGAAATCAGAATGTAGATTCAAGAACAGAAAGGAGAGTTGGTTGATATGACAGAAGATTTGAAACAAAAAGAAATACGGCTAAGAAAAGAACTAGCAAAAATAAAAACACAGAATTCTGCCGAGTCTAGGACAGTAGAGAAAAATCGTGACTTTGATATTGCGGGAATAGATGTAAGGACTACTCATAAAGCAACTCATGGTGGCGCAGAAGTTCCCGATGTAGTTTTACTTCCTAAAAGAAAGCGCAACCGAAAAGAAAATATTCCTTTCTGAGAGTGATATTATGCTTCTTAAAAACAGAGAAAAATATATAGAAGCAGCACAAACTAAAACTGAAAAGGAACGAGAAGAACGTATCAAATCTCAAAATTCTAAATATAGAACATACCGGAGAGTAATGAAGATATTAAAACAAATGAAAAGAGATGGGACATTTGAAAAAAGAAGTCAAAGATTAAACAAACTAATATCTTCAATATCCGGTTCATCTTCTCCTCAATTTAAATTAGAGAGAATTTTATTTTCATTTAGTAAATTAAAAGAAGTAGATTTTTTAGTTAGTGAAATGGAAGATGCAGAAAATAAAGTTGAGTCGCCTAAAGAAATTCAAGATAGCATAAAATCATCTTTATTTGAGGAAGAAGTTGTTTCTACTTTAGTAGCCTCTATATATTCAGTTGATGCTGATGTAGAAGAAATAAAACAGTCGGGAATATTGCATAACCTTTACGATGAACTTGACCCTCCTCCCGAAATATTTTACTTACAAGGAGAACCTAGCAAAATAACAGTTGTTACTTTAGATGAAAGGGATACAGATAGAATAGATAGGTATATGGATATAATATTTAAAGAAAAATTGCTTGATATTTCTACTGAGCCATATGAAACAAAGACTACTCTATTTGAAGTCTTGCAAGAATTATATTTAGATGCGTTTGGAGAGTATCCTACATTTATGATAAAATCTAAAAATATTGCTGGCTTTCTTTCCGGAATGAAATCTAACATATTAAGAAAACTTGGTAATAGAGAAACAAACAAAGAATCTTCCATCATAAAACCTTCTCTCCAAGATTCTACTAACATTCTTCCTAAAGATAAAAGTTTTACACAACTAATTGAAGAAAAGATTGAAATTCTAAAAAATCAAAGAAAAATGTTAAGATTAGAATTAGATATTTATTCTAAAATAAATATTGAGAAGGAGATGCAAAAGTATCAAGGCATAATTGAAAAAGAAGTTGAGAGGGCCACTAAACAATTCGATGAACTTAGGCAAAGATTTTCACAAGCGAAAAAAGAAAAAGAGGTTTTGGAAAATAAGAAAAAATCTATGGAAGAAGCAGCAGGAAAATTAACTGCTTCTGAATATGTAAAAGCAAAAGAAGAAATTGATAAGGTTAATGAGTCTCTATCTGAATTTTCAAGAATACTCTCTGTCCTACAAACAGAAGGTGGAAATTTGAAAAGAAAGATGGAAGTTTTAGGTAGGGCGGGGATGGCCGAAGAAAGTGTTAGAACCAAAGTAGAATCTGAACTTTATGATGAATTTTCTGAACAGTTAGATAATATAGAGGAGTTAAGCCAAACCATTTCTAAGTTAGAAAGAGAATTATCTTTACCTAAACCGATTAAAAATAAAATTAAAAGGGTAACTAAAAAATTTGACGCTAACGTATTAGAGGCAGACGAATATAGAGAATATATTACTACTCTTACTTCTTATGAAAGAATATTAATGCAAGTAGGCAGAATGATAGGTAAGGAGATAAAAGAAATGAAATCTTACTTAACTAAAAATCAAAACGCTTTAGAAAATACTGCCGATTATTTTATTCGGCTGGCAAATTCTACCGATGAAGAAGAAAACGAAGAAAATTTAGGAATTGTTAGGAGATTAAATAGAAAGACTTTAACTGAATCTGACTTGGAAGAAATACAGGAGAACATATCTGAAGCACTTCAGTTGAGAAGAAAAATAATCAATATAACTGAAAAAGCAAAGGAGGAATAGTTATGACTTGGGATTGGTATGGAGATATTTTAAAAGATGAAGGAAAAATATTGGCTTCATTAGATAAAAAGGAAAGAAAGGCGTTAAAGAAAACCCTTCAATCCGCAGAACCTAGTGAATATTTTGGTCAAGATTTTACTAAATTAGGGGAACTTTTAGATATGATTAAAGAGTTAGATTTGGTTAAAACAGATAAGACATTATCTAAGAAGTTAGAAACAATGGATGAGGCCAACTTAGATATATTAGCCACAGCCAGCAAACTTCGTAAAGAGTATGAAGTTCTTTATAGACAAATTAGAAAAATAGTATATCCAAAAAGAGGAGGAGATTTAAGATGACAGAAATAAATGAAGAAATAGTAATGTTACTAAAGACATTAGTAGAGAGAGTTCAGCAATTAGAAAAGGTAGCATATAATGATGACAATGTTTTAATGAAGTCGGGATTTGTTGTTACTAATAGCCCTACCCCATCAATGAATAACAAAGCCGCTTCTGCATTTTCTATGGATAGTGTGGCTAATATGTCCTTTGAAGAAATGGCTAAAATAATTGAAAAGGCAGGTGGAAGATAATGACTTGGGATTATTATAATGATAAAGAAATAAAAAAGAGCGAAACTTATAGTATGGTTATGTCTGTAAGTGTTCTTCTAGAAAAAGATGGCGAACAGGTAGAGGCACACGAACTTAATATTTCTGAAAGGGAGTTGCATGGAATAGTTCAAGATATTCTAAAACAGGCTAAAGGCACAAGATATTCTACTGAAGTAGAAGATGATGAAGGGGAAGAAACTCTTATCGAAGTGACTATTGAAGATGTTTCAGAAAATAGGTGAGTGAAATGACTTGGGACTATTACAATATTAAGAAAGAAGAAGAAACACTTACTTCTAGTAATACTATTACTGATTCTAGAAGTGCTGATTCTTATTTGTCTATGAGAACTCGACTAAACAAAGCGTTTGATGCTATTTATGATTTAATCAATCCCCTTGTAGAGCAAGAAGTTTTGGACTATCAAGAAGATTTAATGGAATTTACAAGAGTAGTGGATAAAATTATGAAAAAACTAGGTGAGTAAAATGCCGGAAAGAATGACAAAAGAAGAAGCAAAAATACAGCGAGCAATCGAAGCCGCTAGAATAGCAAAGCAAACTCTACTAGAAGAAACAAGGGATAGAATGCCACTAGAGGTAGAAGAAGATTTAGTTAAGGTTACTAGACCAAAGGCTGAAAATGTTACTATTAAAATTCCTAATCAAGATAAGGAAGGCTACGGTCTTGCAGGTGTAGAGAAGGATTATACAATTAAAAAATCTGATTCTAGATTCATAATGTCAGAATTTGCCGAGATGGATGAAGATGAATTGAGAAGTATGGTTATGGAAAAAATAGAAAACATGACTAAAATGGAATTAGTAGAAATTCTAGAAAATTATAGATTGTGATGCTCTATGTCACTAACCGGCCTTCTATTTGAGAAGGAAACTGAATCCGTTTCTGATAAAATTCTCTCGCTCTTTGAAAAAACTAGAGTGGCTTATTTATCTGCTAAAAGCGACCCTAAGAATTACGGTTCTAGGTGGAGAAAAACAATCGAGAATTTAAGAGATGAATATGATAATCTAGATTACATAGGAGGACAACTAAAACAATATTTGGCCGAAGATATTCTAGAAAGAAAAGACGCTATGAATCCCGAAAGCCCTATTGCTGGAAAAATATACAACGCAATCAAAATGCTTAGATTTGAATCTGAAGAAGTTCAAGACCCATTTGCTAAAAGATTCAAAGGTGATGTATTAGAAGCATTACTAACAGATAGCGGAGTCATGATTAAATTTATCCACTATGCTTTAAGAAGCGATGATGAAATCCTACCCGATGAACTTTATTCTATCAAAGATATAGAGCCGGATGATATAACCGTTGGTCTAAAAGGTTTAGACTTAGACCCTAAAGATATTCCTCTTTACATAACGGAACATTATGGCGATGGTAAAAATTCTAAAAAAATAGAATCTAAATTTAAGAACGGCCTATCTCTCTTAAAATTATTTTTCTTATCTAAAAATACTGAAGAAGAATGGAATAATCTGATGGGGATACGGCTTAACAAATCTATAATTAAAGCAGAAAAGTCTCAAGAAGAAAAAGCAGAAGTAGATTTTATAATACCTAATAAACCGATGTATAGAATTTTTGAGATAGAAGATATGAATGAACTACAAGGTTTTAGTGGAGAGTATGTCATTCAAGAAAAATATGATGGTATGAGAATACAAATTCATAAAATAGATGATAGGGTCAAGATTTATTCTTATAACGAAAAAGACATTACAGAAAAATGTCAAAAACAAGTTGAGATAATGAAGAAAAAACAATTCGGTGATTGTATTTTAGATGCTGAACTTATACTATTTGATGGTGATGATTCCTTACATAGGGCGGATACTATTGCTCATGTATTCAAAAATCAATATCAAGATGCAGAATTAAAGGCGCACGTATTTGACATAATGAGACACGAAGAAAGAAACATGGCTGCTGAAGAATTAGGAGAGAGAATAAATATTTTATTTAATAATTATTCTATGCACTCGGATGAATACTTACAGTTTCCTTCTAAGAAAGATACTAGAATAGCAGATAATATGAAAGACATAAAAGAATATAGCGAGACTATTATGGAAATGCCCACTGCTGAAGGCGTAGTAATAAAAGATATTACTTCTACTTATTATATAGGAACAAAGAAAAATCCTAAGTGGATTAAATGGAAAAAATTTGTTGATTTAGATTTGATAGTCTTAGATAAAAAGAAAACTAAGTCAAATATGTTTTCATATTCTTTAGGTGCGGGGCCAGCAGAAGGAGATGGAAAATACATTAAAGTCATAGACAAAATAAAGTATATGAATGTGGGTAAGGCTAATAATACCAAATTAGTTTTAGATATTGGGGATATTTTGAGAGTTAAAGTAGATGAGGTAAAATTTAGCGGAGATAGATATACTATTTATGGCGCAAATCCCATTGAAATACCAGAAGTAGAATATCCCGATAAAATAGTAACTTTAGAAATGCTTTCTAAAGAAACCAAACCTACATTAAAATTCAAAACTAAGGCATTAGAGAAGGGCATACTAATTACGGATTATGTTCATGGTGAAGCAATACTAAAATCTATGGATGGCTTTTCTTTATATGAATTTGAAAGAGATAATTTAATGTCTAAACACGCTATGATGAATTTAAGTTCTTGGAAGTCTGACGCTGAAAATATAATGAAAACTAAACAAAGCGAATTAACTGTGGCAGTTTTTCAACAATTAAAAGAAAAAGGGCCAATTAATATTAAAGACTTGCATAATTTTCTAATTAAAGAACATGGCAGATTATACGACAATGTATTAGAAAGTAAAAAGGATAGGCTAATAGATTGGTTTGATAATAGAGATGGAATAACCTATAATAATAGAGAAAAAAAGTTTATTGCTGATTCAGATAAAATAATGTTAGCAGAAGAAGAATATAAAACTCCTCCGGAATACAGAAAGGGACTATTCAAAGTGTATTCTAGAAAAGATGACAATCTTACCTTTGCTATAAAGTTATTAGACGAAACATTATATTGGACTATTGACATTAATTCTGATGATGATATTTTTGACTTATTTGGAAAGGCAGGAAAGTTCCCTGCCGAAGTAGCAACTAATATATCTCCGGATTCTAAAGTCATAGACGAAGGAGATATAACTTTAGGAGTTCAAAGAGATGGCTACCATGAGTATTTTATCAAGGGGAATAAATTTGAAACTAAAATGCACTATCGAATTGTTCCCGTAGAAGATAGAAAAATATGGTTGGTTTGGACTGGATTCAAACAAAGTCCTGCGGATAAAGAAGGAGATGAAGGTTTGTGGAATATTAATGAAGATAAATATTCAAAGTTGCTAATAAATCCGGAAAAATGATAAACTATTATATACCTAATAGAAAAACAAGGGGTTGAGGAAAATGGAAACTTCCGTTATGATAGCGAAAGAAAATGACTTCCAAATACTCAAAGCACAAGACGATTTAATGATTGGAGGATATGCAAGCATAGAAATCGTGGATAAGCAAAATGATTTAATCACACTCAAAGCACTACAAGAAGCAGTAAACAAATATATGGAGAATCCAAAATATAGAAATGTAATGACAAACCATTCAAATGTTCAAGTAGGAGAAGTAGTAAAAGAATATAGAGATAAAAATGGAAAACTATGGAAAACAGAAGTAGATGATGTAGGATTTTTTGTAGTGATAAAATTAAGAGATGACATAGAAAAAGCAAAGGAAATAAACAGAGGGATTCGCAAAGGAACATTAAGGTCTTTTAGCATAGGGGGACAGGCACTTCGGAAAGTTAAGAAGCAAAATTCGGAATTAGGCGAATACAGCGAAATTAGCAAACTAGAATTACACGAAGTCACCATATGCGAAAAAGGAATTAATCCTGAAGCGAAATTTGATATTTTGAAACAAGAAAAAGAGGAGAAAAATATGAGCGATAAACTAGAAAAAGCACTTGCGGAACTTGACACTTTATTGGAAGAAGTCAATACCTTGAGGAAGGAAGAAGAAAAAGAAATGTATGGAAAGGAAATGTCTATGAAAGAAGATGAGAAAATGGAAGAAAAAGAAATGTCCATGAAAGAAGATGAAGAAATGATGGATATGAAAGAGACTATGGAATACATGGATGACGAAGCAAAAGCACAGCCGGATTTGGGCGCAGGAGTTATAGAACATGGCAACCCTGACGACAGAGTAGTTATAAGCGGTGGAAAACCCGTAGGAGAAAAGCAAGCAAAAGTTGTAAAGGCTTTTGACAATGCAGAAATTTCTACATTAAATCTATCTCCGGAAATTGTAGAGAAATCTTTCCAGCAATACAAGGCAGAAAGACTAGAAGCAATTGCTCTAGAGAATCTAGAGAAAACCTTTGAGAGTCGCTTTGAAAACGAAGTATCTCAAAGAGAATCTATGATTGCAAAGAATAACTATGATGCAAGGTCAGAAGTTAGCGCACTAAAGGAAGAATTGGCAGACCTAAGAAAGTCATTTTCTTCAGAAAAAGAAACTATTCTCAAAGCACAGCAAACACAATCTGTTGCTCTACCATCTATGGATGATGTAGCAAACATGTCTTGGGCAGACTTAAACAGGCTCGCTGGAAATTGAGGGGGAATAAAAAATGACAGGATACATTAACACAATTAGAGACTTAGAACTAGAGACATATGGATATGGTGGCGCATTTGGCGGAAACGATATTCTAAAGCAAGCAGGAGTTACGCAAGGAATTTTCACTCCACACGATATTGCTGATGCCGGTGCAAGTGGCGTTACCGGAATTTCTAACACAACAGGACTTTACAATGTTCTTTATGGGCAGAAAGTTTGGTCAATGTTGAATAGAGAAGTAAACGCTCTTTCTATGATTTCAAAGAGACCTTATTCATCTTCCGGATGGAGAGTTCTAAAGAGCCGACCTTTCGGTGGTTCCGGAAACACACTCGCTGAAGGACTACAAAGAGATGGAAGCGGAGGAGGAATTGGTGCTGATGATGCACAATTTGATGAGATTGGTGGAGTTGCTGAAAATGCAGGACTTTCTACTGCGGCAGATGGTCTAGGTTCTATGGCTCCAACATATGCTCAACTATTTATGAGTCCTAAAACAATTGCACACCAATTTGACTTCTCGGAGTTGGCTATGGAAATGGCAAAGATTGACGATGGAATAGGAGATATTAGGGCGCAACTTCGTGAAGATATGGGAATTGCCCACGCAGAAGCACAGAATATGATGCTCTTAACTCCTCTAGAAAACTATGGTGAGTCATCTGCGCTATCTAACATTGAGAGAAACTATACTTCTCTAAACAAGATAGTTACAAGTCGTGCGGAACTTTTGGCTATTGATGGCGGTGTTATCGCTTCCGATGCTACAAGTGCATCAAACAATTTGGGTAAAATATTTGGTGAAGAAAGACACACTGCTGCTTCATTCCTAGATTCTGAAGTAGATTTCGGAAGCGGATATGCTAGTGGCGATGTTCGTGCTTTCACACTAACTCTACTAAATAACATGATTCGCAACCTACGAATTGCTGGCGGTTCTCCAAAGGTTATTCTTACAGGATACGATACTATACAGGCAATTGCAGATTTGTTGCAAAGCCAAGAAAGATTCATGGATAGAAAGGAAATTGTCCCTACTGTAAATGGAGTTCGTGGAGTAAAAGGACAAGAAGTTGGATTTAGAGTAGCGACTTACTACGACATTCCACTAATTCCTTGTAAAGATATGGCTTCTACTGGCGGTGCTTCTACTAAACTAAGCGATTTGTTATTCTTAGATACAGACCATCTTTGGCTATCTGTTATGAGACCAACACAATACTTTGAGGATGGTATTTCTAATGGAAACCCATTCGGTGTTGGCAGACTAGGAAACCAAGCACTTTACCGAACAATTGGAGAAATGGGCTGTTCATTCTTTAAGGGTCAAGGAAAGATTACCAACATTCAGTGAGGTGTTTTGATTGACACACACTGTAACACTGTTGGCTGACCATAAAGGACAGACAAGACCTAGAGTTTCCGGAGATGAATATTTCGTAGATGCAAACATTGAGATTACTTCATACACAGAAGATGGAGAAGTAATTTCTGCGTCTTCTCTAGGACTAAGCACAATCAATGCAGTTATGATTACGGGTGCTGAAACAGCGTCCGGAGTTGCCACTGAAAGATTCGTTGTGGAATTAAGCACTGCGGGTGCTTATGAAAGTGCAAGTTCTTTCTCTCTAGTAGGAACTACTGCTAGTTCGGGTGCTGAATCGGGTAATTCTGATTTGGGATTCATTAGAGTAAGAGTTTACGGAAACCTTTGAGGTGAAATAAATGGCTAAGATTATTCTTAGTGAGACTTCTGTAATGGGAAGGTTGAGAATTGGGCGAGAAGAAATCACAAGAGAAGTTTCTTGTGAAATCTCCGCACTAAAAGGTCTGCTAAAAATGCAAGACCCCAATCTTCTCATTACATTTGAAGAATCAGATGAAGAAGAATTACTAGGCTTAGATGATAAAATTTTAGAAATATCTCAAAGAGTTTTAAATTTATCAGATATACCTAAAGGTTCTGATTTAGTTGCTCTACTTCTACCTAAGAAAAGTGTGGCAAAGAAAGCAAAAACCACTGCTAAAAAGGCCGCTAAAAAGGTAAAAGATACAGTAGTTCCATCGAAAACTGAAGAAATTGTAGAGGAATCTCCGGATTCTGAATAACCAATATCTTCAAGTATCATTGATGTAACGACTATATGAGGAGATAATATGGATACTTGTAGGTCAAGTGGAGTTTTAACTGCATCTGCTGTTATAGCGGCTCATCAATGTAGATTAAAGAGCATACATTTCAGCGTTTTTGCCGGTGGCCCTGATGTTGTTACTATCAAAGTTTTTGATTCTAAAGATTCAACTTTGACAGGAAATACTGAATTGGCTAGACTTGTGGTTTCTAAATCTGATGTTTTTCAAGTCGGAGTAACAAATGTAGAATATGATATGCACGGAGTTTTGGCTAGAGAAGGACTCTTTCTTCAAATTACAAATAGTGAAGGAACCCCTGATGGTGCAACATTTCATGCAGTTTCCGTAGAATTTAATTGAGTTGATAAAATGCCAGCATTACAACATGATACTAGATTAGTTATGACTATCTTATTTGTAGGGACAGTTAGCGGAGCAAATGTTTTCTTTTATGCTAGTTATGGGACTAGTTTCCCTTACACTACATTATCCCATGCAACCTTATTTGGACTTATTACAGTAGGAGCAATAATGATTCTGAAAGCAGTTTTTGATTTAGCACTAAACGAAAAAATAGAAATGTATTTGCTAGACAGAAGGGTTAATCACTTTTGGGCGCAAAAGAGAAAAGAAGAAGAACAAAAGGGAAAGATTCGTGAAACGATGAAGAATTATACTACAACGTATAATACACAACCTCAATTTTCTTCTCAAATGGATACAGACGGAATAGGAAATGAATTTTTAGCGGCTATCGAACAGTGAGGTGAATCCTTTGGTTTTTACCGGCTTTGATGAAAGTGCAATGGCCTATGATTTACAAAGGGCGCATTCTGCTGATATTTGGTTTCTTAAATTTAGAGCATATTTTTGGGGAACTTGTGCGGCTTTGTCGGGTTTTCTAATAGGAAATATTCTAGGAGTTTTTGATATAAATATTCTAGGATGGATTTTAAATTCTACACAGGATGCTTGGGAATATACATTTGGGTGATTGGATGTGTCAGTCCTTGCAGGTTTCGCAATAGTAGTTACTGAAGCAGCAATAGCATTTTACAAAAGAATACATGCTATAAATTTCGGTGTTTATGGTGCTACTAAAGTAGGCAAAACTACTTTGCACCATCAGTTAAGAACTAGAGGTGAAGTTCCCGATATTAAAAAAAGAACTGTTGGACTACATAGGGGAACTAGAAAAACCATAAAACTAGATGGAGAAACTCACACTTTGAAAACGGCTGATGTTGGGGGAGAATCTTTCTATTGGAAAGAATGGATAAAAGATATGCGAAAGCGTAAAGTGAATTATATTATTTTTATGATAGACCATAGACATTTAGAAAGTTCTGCAAATTTAGACCATCAATTAGCATGGAAATTTTTAGTAGATGCAATATGTTCTTCTACTTGGCCCGATGGAAAAAAGAAAAAAGAAGCAGACTATCCTATGGCTATTGGTATTTGGGCTAACAAATATGATTTGTGGGGAAAGCGTTATTCTCATGAAGGGGAAATACAAAATCACCCCATCTACGAGCCTTTTAAATATGGGATGCAAAAATTAAATGATAAAGGAATACCTACTTTCAAGTATATCGTATCGGCTAAGTCTCAGCCCGAAATGGTTTACAAAGGAGTTACAACAATGATAAAGGACTACTGATTAAAATGTATCAACAGAACATAATAGATAGACCAACATTTACTGCACCTTCGGCATTTTTACCGCCTTTGCAGAGAGCAAGAGCAAGTGGCCCCGTAGAGGAATATAAGTGCGTTAATATTAAACCCAAAAAGCAATTGAAGGAACTAGTTAAAGTTCTATATCCGGAAAAAAAATCATTTTTAAAAATTAAATATGGTAATAAATTTAATTTAAAAGATAGGTGCGTAGTTTGTGGAATGCACCACGTTTGGGATAGTGGAGATTACATGAGACCACCTATTCCTCTAACACAAGTATTGAAGGGTAGGCCCATGAGAGGAACTTATTGTCCTAAACATGCAGGTATTCACAGACAAATGGAAATGCTTCAGCAACAAATTTTGGCAGAACAACATGGATTAGAATTTAAGGCATTTATTCCTAAAATGCCAAAGTTATCAAGAAAAGGCCCATTGAATACCTTAACCAAAGAAGATGTAGTCTCTCTTTCTAATGCCGGATGGCTTATTAAACCGCCCACATTAGGAGATAATAAGTCGGCTACTGATGAGGCGATTGAGATAGTAGGAGAAATAAATATTCTTACGGATAGATTAAATCATCTTATAATACAAAAAGGGGCAAAAGTAGAGGGAGAGGACTAAAATGTTAGGGACAAGTAACAAGACAGTTTTGGGTGCTGTTCAAGCACAAGGAGACCAGCAATTCAAGAATGTAAATAATTTACTTTCTTTACAAGATAACCATGTAGAGGAATTTTTTCAATATCACGGAGATAAATTTTTGAAAAGTTTAGAGCAACTTATGGAAGATGTTACTGAGAGAGTAGTAAGCAGAATGCTTTCTAAACTTCAGTTAGTCCAAGATGATACTACTAAAACAATAAAGGTTCATCCCGATGCTCTTAGAGAATATGAAGGAATTACTTCTGCTAATATTGAGTTAGATGTTATGAATTTGTTAAATTCTGCGATAGATTCAGAGGTTATTAATCAAAGAAAGATGGCTAAGTCTCAATTCCTAGAGTCTCAAGGATTTAGCGGAGGGCAGCAACAAGTTGGAGTAGGTTTAGCAGTAGCAGGTTTGACAGGACAAACTCAACAATATAATCAAGTTCAATCGGCAGTAGGAAACGGTTCAGGTTTCCCTATACCTCCTAGTGGTCAAGACATGTATGGGAGACCATATTGGTTAGATGCAAACGGTCAAGCATCATATGAAGCACCAAAGTCCGGACTTGGATTAGGTTCTAAAATACAAAAAACTGCTGCTTGGGCTAAATGGTTAATGTGAGTTGATTACTTTGCCTACTAAAGTAATTGGTTTTGATGGCAGTATTGCCAATTGGCCTACTGACTATATAGATATAATAAGAAATACAGTTACAGGTAAAGATGGAGAAAGGTTTTCATTAGAAGGAAGTAAAAATATATCTACCCTTGCTCAAAATTCACAAATAAGTAATTTGATTGAATTTGATAATGATTCATTTGTAGAAGAAGGATTAGAAATATTGAAGGGAATTGAGAATGAAAAAATATTAACTTTAGCAAAAGAAGGAAATCCTTCCGCAGTTTTATATAGAGATTTAGAAAGAAGTAGAATATTTGATGATGTTAAAGATTTTACATTGAAAGATATGGAAGATTCAGATAATCTCTTAAAAATTATAGGTTATAGTTTATTTGGTAAAGTTACTGATAAAGAACCCGAAGAAGAAATTGGCCTATATGAAGAATATGCGGATACACCGGCTGCTCAAAGATATGTAGAATCGTTTAGAAATATTCCGCAAACTGAAGCAGAAGGTAGAGATGCTCCAAATTTACCTGCTATGTTCATGACTAATAAGTATGAACCGATTGAAACCTTCACACTTAGAAGAAGAAAAATAGATACGTTAGATGAACATTACGAAGTAGAAATAAAAAGAGCATCCTCTAGTGATAAGGTTTCAGAATTTTTCTATTTTAACTATGATAATACTTCACAAAGAAGAAATTTTTTAGAAAGATTTTATCCTAATCTAGTTTATAAAACAACAGGAAAAGATATTTTAGACTCTACTAGAGCCGTTTCGCCAAATGTTTTGAGTGGGGATATTACCATTAATCTTGATTTTTATGAAAAACTAATAAAAAACGGAAAGTATGTTAAAGCCACCGAAGCACAAAAAATATTAAGTGATTTTTTGCAAGATGAATTTTATAAAAAGTTCTTTTTCAAGTTTAAGAAATTTTTAGAAGAATCTAATAAGGCTGACCCTCTTAGAGATGAAAAATACAAAGTATATTTTTCAGGAACTCTTAGAAAAATTCCTGTTAAGGATGCTACGCCTAAAACATTTAAGGTCAAAGTAAAAATACAATCAGTGGAAAAAGGAAGATTTGACATTAGCCCCTTTGCTAAGAATATAAGAAGAAAAGGTAAGAAACCTAATATTGATGTTATTTTACAACAGGAAATAAAAAATAGATTGGTTGCTCCTAAAGATGTTTATATGCAAGCAGTAGAGGAATATATAGATAAGGAAAATGAACTATCAAATCTAAGCGATGAAGATACAAAACAACTTGAAGGTCAAAATATAGAGGTAGGTAAACTGCAAGAAATAATACGGGAAAGTAAAGAATCCGCTACAAAAAGAATGCAGGAATTTGAAGAATACTCTCAACGTAGAGAGTATAGATTTAATGAAAGATTAGCAGACCACATAGAAGAAATAATGGATAGATTCTCTGTTGTAGAAAATGCAATAAAGGAGGGTGCTTGAAATGCCAACCGTATTTTCCCCAAGCGACTACACTACAATTAATCCGGATTATTCTACCGGAAAAGGATTCTATACAGATAAAGACGCTATCTCTGATTTACTACAAATACCTGCATTTACAGCAGGGACAAATCCTACTCAAGCGCAGGTAGGTTCCATCATAAAAAGAGTAGAGGGAATGATTGATGATAAAGTCAAAAGGTCTTATCGCCCCATCCGACATGAACATGAAGTTCATAATTTTAATTTTAGTAGAAATCCAGCAGATTCTTATTTTGGAGGATATGTAGGGTTTGTTCAATTGCAACACATGAAAGTTAGAAAGATTGTTAGCCTACAAGTTTGGCAAGGTAATGCGTATAAAGAATTAGCATCTGCTCAAGCAAGTATAGAAATTTTAGACCATTCTAAACTAAATACAATAGTATTGACACTTCCCGATGGTTCTACAACTTTTACATTAAATGCTAGTAATAGCGTAGGAACGTCTTTATCTGATTCTAATTTTAATAAAAAGTTTGGAAATAAAACTACTGCTAAAGAAATTGTTGCTTTAATTAATGAGCAGTTCCCTTCCAAAACCTTTTCATTTACAAAAGCAGATAATAGAAAAAGTCTAACCGAAGATGGAGGAACCGATTATGATATTTCTGATTTCTTTTATGCAAGCACTGACCCCGACAATGGAACTAAAATAAATATATCTTCTTTACTAGAAGGCGAGGATGGTTCAGAATGTTCAATAGTTGCGACTGTTACAGCAGGAAGTGTTGCTGATTCTATTTTAGTTGAAGGATTTACCGATAGACAAGATATGAAAAGATTAGGAAGTTTCTTTAAAATTGGAAACGAAGGTCGTTTGTTTTTCTTGAAAGACTATCCATACCATACAGAAAATTCTGTAATCGTTTCGTATATTGCAGGAGATTCTAGAGTTCCTTCCGCAATACATGAAGCCGCTACTAAATTAGCAGCAGCAGAAATTTTAAGACATGATGACCAAACTATTCTAATTGCAGAAACAGGAGCAAATATAACTACTAAAGAAAAATATGATATTCTTAAAACTGAGGCTATGGCAATTCTAGATGGCAAGAAAGATGTAGTGTATATTATTGAGTGATAATATGTTTGAAGACATTAGCCAAAAGTTTGAAAAATATCTAGAAATAGAAAAGGAAAGAAATTTACAAATGCTTGAAGTTTCTAGATTATTAGGAGTAGACTTTACTTTTTCAGAAGAAGAACTAATTAAAAATGTAGAGCAAAAGATAGCAGACTATATGGAGAAAACTTTACAAGAAAAATTCAAAAAAATGGTTGAGGGAATATAATGGATGAAGTTAGTTTACTCATTGACCTTTTAGATAGCAATTGGTCAAGTTCTGCCACTACTTTACAAAGCGCAGGAACTATTACTTCAGACCATATTGGTAAGCCTAATATTATTGACATAAGAAATTTAGATGTAAATAGGGGTAGTCGCTATGATTTATCTTTAAAAGATTTAATTGTAATTTTTGAAGATAGCCAAACAATAGAATATCCTACCGTTCATTTTGACATAAGAAATGAAAACTATTCTTTTACACTTCATATTAGAACTGTTCAAGATGAGAGAGCAGGAACAGATGGAGATTTTGGCAAAGATAGGCTAAGGGCTTTATACTTGATAACTCGTCATGTGCTTGAGGGGAAGCGAACAGGATATACTGCATCGGATGGTTCTAAGTTTAATCAAATATTTGTAGGCTCTAGAAATGAATCCAATGACAGGAAAAAAAGAATATTCGGATATAAGATTAGTATAGAAGCAAAAAGATTCGCACTCTCAGTCCCATAGTAAGTAAGTAAGGAGAGGGAAGAATGACAAACACAGACATATTTTTAGGAAGCGGTGCAACATTATCATTAGTGCCGGAATTAGATTTATTTGCTTTAGTTAATCATAGTGCTAGTAACACTACTAAATTAATACCTGAAGATGCCTTTATTGTAAATTATCTTCTAGTAAATAATTTATATGTGGGTTGTGTTCTAGAACTTTACGAAACGGGAACTACTTCTCCCTTGTCTGTTCATACTGTTACTGAAAACGATTCTACTTCCTTTACTATTTCACCTGCTTGCAGAACTCCTGCTTCGGGGGATTTTATAGTAATAAAGTCCTATGGCGCACCTAGCGTTGGGCAAAGAAATTCTTCTGTTAAAAGACTAAATGCTGACAATTGGTTAGGAATTTTAGAAAGTGCAGAATTTCCAAACGTAGAAGTAGAGGTCAAGCAATCAAATCTTTCTTTGGGAGGTTCTAGAAACTTTACCCATCAGTATAAGGGAATAGAAACTGCAAGTGGAGGAAACTTGAACATTGTGGCTAATCAAGGAACTTGGCTATACTATGCTTTAGGTGCTTGTGAGCAAGTTTTAGCAAAAACGAATAATGACCATCCTACTAGTAAAACAGATGCTTCGGTGGCAGGAGATGTATATATTGATACAGGAAATGCAGGAGATTCCGGACAAAGCACAATTCAAACTCATTTGAATCAAGGGCCAATATTTTACAAGACAGGATATGCGGCTACCGGAGTTGCGGGGGATGCTTTAACTCCTCCATTAGTAAATCATTTAGACTTACATACTAATACAGAACAATTAGTGCTTCCATCTACTCCTTCCTCTATAACAGATGCAATCACATATACATTTATAGAGGCAAACGGAGAGGACTTACCTTCTTTTGCATTAGAACAATCTATTAGCAAACTAGTTAGTGGTTCTGAGAACTTGACAGATACTTCTGCCAATTTAGAAGACTTAAACTTCGTAAGAATTGCAAGAGGAAATAGAGTCAATACTTTTACTATGACCGCAAACGAAAACGAAGAAGTAAAAATGACTCTTGACCTAATGACAAGAACTGTTCACAAGTTAGACCAAAACGAAGTATATGAATCTAGAGGTGGCGCAGGAACTGTCAATACCAATTTGTTTAACTTTGAAACAGATGAATTCTTAGAACCATTCTTTTTCTCAAGAGGTTCCTTTAGTTTATTCGGACAACAGTTCCTAAAGGTTACAAATATGACTTTGACAATCAATAACAATTTACAAGAAAAGAGATTCATTGGTGTAGGAAACACTTCTATTCAAGATGCTATTCCGTCAAATAGAGGATACGAATTATCATTTACTGCTTTAGTAACAGATGATTTACTCTTTGAGGAACTGTTCAATAGAAATGAAAATACAGGAACTTCCGTAGTTACAAATGGAACAAACTTTGCCACTGATGCACAGATTGATTTGAAATTCAATAAAGCAAATAACGAAGAAATTAATATCTCTTTCAAGAACTATTTCCTAGAAAGTGCAAACTTTACAATACCGGATGACAAAGGGCCAATAACTGTTGAAGCAATGGTAAGGCCAAGAGATTTGAAGGAATGCACAGTAAAAACCCATTGGATTTTACAGGGGTGATTTTCTTGGATAAATATACTAAGAGAAGAATTATGGCAGAAAAACTCAAGGCTCCTAAGAAAAGAGGCCGACCAAAAAAAGAGGTAGTTAAAGAAGAAGAAACTACTGAATGATATTCCACCAACACCGTTTGTTCGTTTGTTGGTTTTGTAGGTGGAAAGAATGTTAAACAAAAAAATAGTAAGTGACAAGAGTGTAATGTTTGCACTCTCAGAAGCAAAATGCCATTGGATAAAAGTTTCAGAGGATTCTGAAGAATATCTAAAAGTATGGATTAAAGACCCTACTTGGCTAGAAGTAGAAAAAGCAGTGAACTCTTTAATGAACATTGATGCTAAGAATCAAAGTTTAGATATTGATTTAAATAAAATGTATCGCTATATGGTTGATAATTTTATTACAAAAACTGAGCCTTCTTTATCTACGGTTGATTTAATTAGACTCAATCCCTATATTGGTAATCAAATAAAAGAAATACTTCCTAATCCCTTTGAATTAATGTCGGGGGATGAAGAAAAAAACGCAAATTGAGGCGAGCAGTTAGGCGAGGTGAAGGAGATACCTCAACAGCAAGCCTCATAATAGTTTATACCTTAGCAAAAGCATTGGGAATAAATCCTTTAGAAGTATATGAGATGCCAGCACAACTAGTAATGGATATGCTAACAATTCACGGCATAGTAGAAGAATATAAAGCGGAAGAACTAGAAAAGAAATCCAAGAAGGTGAAATAATAATGGCATTTATTGGAGAAGTTGTTGAAAGGGATTTAAAGCGGCTTAGGGATTCCCAACAACAATATGAAGGAATTCTCACTAGAACATCTAAGGCCATAAAGCGATTTATGGATAATGAAGAAGGTCTTTCGGGTTTCGTAAAGAGAACAATATATGCTTTTAGAGGATTCAGTGCAATAAATAAAGTATTTCTTGCGTTCAAAACTTCCGGAGCAGTTTATGATAAAACTGTGGGAAATCTAATAAAAGGTAATTCATTTTTAGGTAAAAGTTTTGGAGCATTATCTAAACTAAAAATTCCTAACTTTTCAGAAAAGTTGGCGGGGGGAGTAAGTTCCGGAGTAGGTGCTTTGAAGTATTTGGGTAAAATGGGTAAAAATCCTATGTCTTTATCAGAAAGGATAAATCCTATACTTGGCAAAGGTGAAGATAATCTTAACAAGCGTTTTGACCAGTTTAATAGTATTCTTAGTCCTATCAAAGATGCCATACTTAGTTTTGACTATATTGGTAAAGGTAAAGGTTTGGTTCTAGGAACATTAAAACTTTTGAGAGTTATTTTATCAAAAGCATTCAATTTTTTCATCATAGGAATATTAGGACTTATAGCAATTTTAGCCTTTGTTAAACTCTTTTGGAGTGCTGCCAAATCCTTTGGAGAAGGTCTCAAGGAATCCTTTGGGGGTTTCTTTCAAATTATTAAAGATTCATTTGAGATAGTTGTTGATAGTGTAAAAACAATATTTGGTTTCTTTATGGGAGATACTAGTCTTGGAGAACTAATTTTTGCAGTATTAGATATTGCTGTGGTATTCTTAAATTTAGCAATACAGGTAGCAGTTAGAGTCATAGTGGGATTAGTGATAGGTTTATTTAAACTAGGTATGAAATTGGGAGAAGCAACTTTAAATTTCTTTAAGGGGTTGAGTCCTAACAAGAGAATAGCAACGGTAGTGGCGATAGGTTTCGCTATTGTAGGATTTTTATTTGGCATTCCCATTATATTTCCGGTTATTATATTAGGTGCTTTATTCTTATTCGGTAAGTATTTATTAACTAGACTACCTAAATTAATCGGTAAAATATTGCCTTTTGCTAATGGAGGAGTTGTAACTAATAGCGGTATGCAACTAGTTGGAGAAAGAGGGCCGGAACTAGTTTCTTTACCTAAAGGTTCTAGAGTTCACTCTAATAGAGATAGTAGAAAAATGATGGGCGGAACTCAAATCAATAATTATATTACAATTAATGCTAGAGATACTTCTGATGGAGAAATGAGGAGAATTGCAAATAAAATAAGTAGTATGGTTAATAATAAAATTAATCGGTCTACTTCTTCTAGAACTTTAGGGTGATTAAATGAGTTTCGTATATTTAAAAACAAAAGCCAATAATGGTAGTTTAGTAAAAAATGTAATTCCATTAAAAGTTACGTCTATTAGTATTTCTACCGATAAACAAATTCCTGCTTTACCTGTTCCTGCAAGCGGTCTTACTTTTGGAGAGGCTACAACTGCGGCTTTAGATTTAGGTATGTCTAGTAAACAAATAACGATTAATGGATTTATTTTAGAAGAAACTATTACTAAAGAGGGTAATCTAGGCAGTGGACACAATAAAGGGCCATTAGTTTATACTGCTCATGAGATTGCACAGATGATTGCTTCGGGAGTAGATTCGACAGGAGCAGCGATACACCAAGCGTTTGATGAATTAGTATTTTTAATTCCTTCAAAGGTAGATGAAAACTTTACTCAAGTGACTGAAAGAAATATTCCGTGGACTTTTACTTCAAGAGGTAAAAGAAATAAATTAGATAATTTCCGTGTTCCTATACCAGCAGATTTTCCAACAAGCGAAACCTCTACCGGAGTTAGAGGATTTATTAGACAATTTGGTTGCGATTTTACTTCTGATACAGTAGAGGTTTCTTTTAACATGACCTTTGAAGTAGCAAGTGTATTCCCTTGAGGTGAATAAATGTATGAAGTTTTAGCAGGTAGACAGCGAGCGTTGGTCTTTCCTGTTATGTGTAATGGTCATGTTAAGATAGATTATAGGGACAATGTTGTAGATACAGGAGGAGATTCTTCTACTACAAATGACGTTGCATATGGACTATGGGCGCATGAAGGAGATTTTACTTTTGAAAGTATAATCACTCCGTATGAAATAAATGGTCATGGAACTTATTCTTCTGCTTCTGCTCTTGCTACCGATAGTAAAAAAGTAATGCCAGCACTTTCACAATCTGTTTATACTGCGGGAAATGAAGGAAATTTCCAAAGTGAATTGTATTTATCTAGAACTGCTAGACTTACTCATGAAATGATGATTTTTCATAATACTAATTTTCAAATCTCTTTACTTAATTCAACCTTACATAATGAAAATAATCCTGCTAGATATAAGATTAGAGTTAGATTAAAATTAGGGACTTCTACTGAAACATACACGACTGAAGAAGTAATTACTCCTGTTGATTCCGGAAGACAATTTAGAAGTTCTACTATTTCGGGAATAACTTCCCTTCATGTAAATTCCGATGGTAGAAAAACACATAGAAAATTAGGAACGATTAGTAGTGTTAGCGGGGCAACATTTACTGTTTCTAGTGCATTCAATCTTTTTGATGGCGACAAATTAGAGTTATTTGTTGTAAGGAATGGAGAAATAGTTTCTATTGGAACCATAAAAACCATTAGCGGAAGTAACGTAACTTTAACCGCTACTCCCTCTATTAGCCTACAAAATGGAGAGGAATTTTACATCAAAGATGAGCAAATGGCAACCTACACAGAAAATACTTTTCACGTTGCTTGCACGTTTAACTCATCTTCTAGAACATTGAAAATTTTCTTAAATGGTTCTTTAGTTAAACAAGATGACCATTCAACCGATGATACTTTTTCTTTTGCTAAAGAGGATACTTATATTGGGGCTAATGGAACAGGTTCTACGGGGGCAGGTTCAGCAACAACCAATAAGCAATTTATGGGAGAATTGCACGAAATGTCTATGATGGGCGTAGAAAGAAAAGAGTTTAAAGGAGTTCTAAACTTGATACCTAAATTTGAAGATACTTTATTTTATTTCAGATTTGAGGAGGTGGACTTGTGAGTGATAGGCTGAATATTTTGGCTAAGGGCAGTGCAACCGTTTTTGCAGTTGGGGGTTCTGTATCGGGGTCATCTGCTACTCTTTCCGTTGGCTCTATAAATAATTTAACAGTAGGCATGAAGGTTATTGGAACTACTCCATCTACTACTAATCTTAAAGAAAACACTTTTATCAAGAGCATTGATAGTAGTTCGCAAATAACTTTGAGTAAATCTACTGATGGGGCTATAAGTAGCAGAATGTTTTCTTTTTCTCAAGTAAATTACGATGTTCCTACAAATCCACATATTAATTTAGCCAAGACACTTTCTTCAACAGATAGAATGTATGCGGCAATTTTCTCTGATGATAGTAATGCAACTCTTTCTTTTGATGAAGTAGGAACTACTACTGCCAACACAGAAAGAGAAAACCTAGCCAATACTAGAGGATATAGAATAAAATGTTTTGATACCCATACTAATACCGGAGTTCAATTGATAGATTCTACTACTAATTATACCGATAGTGATTTTTCTACTAGCCATTATTTTGTATTGTTGCATTCAGATGACCATAATCTTCACCACTTTGCAAAACTAACGCAAGTGACTAGGGATGATGTTACAGGGGATTCTTTTGAGTTTGAACCTAGATTGGGACAGGAAATCCCAAAGGGAACAAAATTTATGTTGTTTAAAGGCCCACTAAAAAGCACAAACCCTTTAGCGATTTCTGCTGGAATAAAAAGCAATTTGCAATTTGAGTTATTCTGTTCTAGGCCATTATTTTATTTCTTTGATGAAGATTTAGATAAAGAAGAAGAATTAGACCACGGAAGAAAATATTATGCTTATTGTCAAACTACTAACACTAACGGGGCAATAGATTTAGATGCAGGATTAAAGACTACATTTTTAACCGTCACAGAATATGCTGAAGACATTGTAGATTATAGCAAATATAATTTAAGGGCAAAAGTTGTGGATAATTTAAGACCTTTAGATGCACCTCAAACAAATACTTCTAATGAAGGAAATACCCCAAATGCTTTGGATTTTACAGATTATAATGATGCTTTCCCTAATGCTAGGAGAGATACAGATGATAACCACACTTCTCTACAATACCGTGGGCCTAGAAGATATTTACATTACAAATTCTCTCCGGATAAATCTAATTCTGTATTTGGCGTGTTTGATAATATAGTCTATGAATCATATGGTCAAAGAGGAGGATATTCTGAAACTAAAATCATAGACGTTTTTAAAATTCAACATAAAAAAATAATAGAGAATGAAGGATATAGAGTAAGGCACAAAGTTCATCGTGCAGACTTAGAAGAATTTTTTGATTTAAACGTAGAAGTTTTAACTGATTCTTCTCCAACATATACCTTTACATCTGAGTTTGATTTAAACAATTTTTTAAACGATGATGACGAAATAAAAATAGGAGATACATTATTTATCATTGATTCAATAGGAACCCATACTGCTGCTACTGGAACAACTCCTGCAACTCAAACATTAACTCTAAAAAACGCACCTAACAAATTGCATAAAAGTGATGGAGTTGCAGGAACATTTACTAGTTCTTCTAATCCTACGATTTCTATTGGTTCTAAATTATTTAGGAGAGCATTCAATAGACAAGATAAAACTTTAATGACAGATTTTAATCTAGTTGCTGGTAGGCATGAAAATCTTTTTATTAATTTTATCTCTGATGATTATTCTTTACTTAGGGCTAATGTTACAGCGATAGATGTAGAAAAAAAATTAATGACGCTTGCCTTTACTAATAAAACGTATGGGGTAGCCTCTGATTCGGGATTACAATGGCTAAACGGAGAGTATGAAATAGAAATAGAAAGATTTAATGGAACTATTGAAACAATAGATTTCTATCAAGAAAACGGGCAAAGAATATTAGAAATGTCCGGAAGAAATAATTATAGCAAACTTTTATCTCCTGTAATAAATAGAGACACACTACATTCTAAAGATATTATTTATTCTAGCACTAGCCCCTACCCTTTGCTGATAAAAGTTCCTGACGGAGATAGAAATATAGTTTCAACATTCGGAAATAAAACTGTAACTATAACAAGCGGTCACGGATGGACTACCGGAACAGAAAGTGATGGAATCGGACACCATCTGTTTGTCTATCATAGCGAACATGATACTGTGGCATATGTAGGAAAAATTTCTGCTGTTCCTAGTAGCGATACAGTAACTTTAGAAAATTTCCCTTTAGCAGAAACTAGCACGTTACCCGATGGGGGACATGATAGAGCCTATTATGCTGATTCTACCAAACCTCATTTTGTTTTGAATAAAGCACTAGCAACAAATTCTTTTGAAAGCACTAGCACTGATTTAACTGCTGCATCTAATAAAGGATTATTTTTTGAAAGCGGTCAAAGTTTATCAAGCGATGGTTCGGAATCTGCAACATTAGTAGGGACATCTGCAAGTTCTGATGCTAGAGCAATAGGATATTATATTAGTGATACTAGAAATATGAAAAGCGATTCTAACTTTCAAACTAGATTAGATGATAATGCTTCTACGAAAGTCTTTTCTAATTTTGAAACTATCAATACTTTGATTGATTTTACAATCTTAGGGATTTCTGATTCAGATACAGGAAAAAAGATTGAGATTGCCCCATACATACCATTGACTTTAGGTAGAGTAGATATTAATTTTGCCAATACACAAGATACTACTTTTTCTAATCTCGGTGCTTGCACAACAGGAACTTCAGGAAATAAATTCTTTACAATTGATAAAGATGTAGATAGCAGCCTATTATCTACTACTACTAGCCCTAGAAAAATGCACAACAAACCAATATATGCGAATAATATATTTATAGGAAAATGTATTTCTGCTATTCTAGAAACAGACCATGACACAATAAAGGTATTCTTAGATAGAAAATTATCTTCTACGATAGACGGACAGACTATATCCGTTTTGACTGAAACTAACTATGGAGAAACTACCAAATTAACTCATGAGTTAAACATTATAAATGGAGGACATTTGCATACTGCTAAAATTATCTCTCTGTTAAATCCACATGTTTCTTCTGATTCTATTAACAAAACTATGGCTCTTAATTATCCATTATACTATGATGATATGGCAAATGGAGAGCAAGACGAAGAATTTACTTATAGTGAAAAATACGGTTCTCCATATTATAGAATAATAAATATTGAAAAAGGAAATTACAATAAAATAAATAAGACAGTTACTACGGACTTAGATATTATTCAAGAATATTATTTAGAAGTTCCTAGTAAAGTTCCTTACTATGCTAGTTCATATAGATTTAATTTAGGCGCATTCACCAATAATGTTGGAATTGTAGGGGTTGGAAAATCGGGATTCAATGATGGGGGAACCCATAGTAGTGCTAACCATCTGCTTCCGGAATCTAGAGGAATGACTTCGGTATTTGGTTCTAGATATTTTGATACAACTATTCACAAAAGCGATGGAGAACCTACTAGAGTATTATTCCCGCTAGACCCCACAGACACATCTAAATTTGAAAGTCCTTATATTGTAAAAGACCATTTAGATTTATTAGACCATAAAGTAGCAAGAATGTTTTTATTTGCTAATTCAGATTTATTACCTTATTCTTCAAAAAGATATGATAGTTTAATGTATGGTAGTCAAACTAGAGATATTACTAACTATAATGTGTTTGCTTTAGAACAACCTACTCTAACTTCGTCATCAGATATAAAAGAAGGAATATCTGGAAAAACAAATACAATTACTCTTAATGATAGTAATTATTCTACTGCATCAATTATTTCTGCCGATAAAACAGTTTCTTCTTTGAAAAGATTTTCTTTGATGAGATTAACTGAAGTAGTATTTGATTGGGCTTTTAATCAGATTGACCCCGAAAATATTCCCAAAGGAGATAGAGTAATTCCTACTTTTATTTATAGTGGGTTCCATTTTAATAATTTAGCAAGTCTATTTGCAGGAGATTCAGTAGTAGTAACAGCAGACTATCAAAACTATCAGATAACAGGATGCTCTTATGATACTACGAATATAATAACTCATCCAACTAATACTTCTGTAAGAGTAGGGATGCCTGTTTCGGGGAGTGGAATACCAACAGGCGCAACAATCAATGCTATTTTAGACTCTCAAAATTTTAGAATAACTCATACCACTACGGGAGGAGCATTGACTAATCAAACTTTGACATTCGGTTCATTTATTGCTACTGATACTTCTACAAGTCCCGCTAGTAGTCCCGTTGCAGCGACAG